ATGAGCTATAGCAAGTTAAGCCCCGAGCGTAAAAAAGCGATCAGCCGTAATGCGGCAGAGTATGCTAAAAACAATTACAAGCAAATAAAAATATCGTTAACGCCAGATGTGGCAGAGCGGTTTGATAGCATTTGCGCAGACGAGGGATTGTCTAGACCGGAGCTAATCAAAAAAATGATTGAGCTTTACGGGGCGCAAAAATAAAAAAAAGACGGCGGAATTACCCGCCGTTATTTTTTGTCTAATTTGCGTCTTTAATCTCGCCGCCTGCGAAAATGTAAGGATTGATATAGCCTACATAATTTTCCAACACAAAGTCTTCCGGTTTGGCTTTGACTAATTCCGCCAACGCCCACTCATAAGGGACAACATCCCAATCCGGTACTGCAGGCAAGGTAAACGTATTAATACTTAGCGCATCTTTGCCCTCGTCTTTTTTTGCTTTTGACGCGTATGATGCCATGGTAACAAAAGTATTGCCGTTTACGTAGTCAGTTTGTAACCCGCTTACTGCGTGGTAACTTGCGCTTGCACCAGTGCGAGGCTCCTCGATTATTTTTTCAATATATTTCATTTTTTAGCCTTGTATATTAGATAAATTGATAATTATCATACTTGGGTATGTGTCATTGATTGGCTTAGCAGGCACTGAGTCCCCGAAATACTCGCCGTTTATTTCGGTCGTGTTAAAACACATATAGCTGGCTGAGTTATTGCTACCAACTTTAAGCCCAGGGAGTAACTCTTGGTAGTTACCAAAGTTACCGATTGGTATGGTAAAGTGTTGTTGAGCGAGCAATCCTACCTTATGCCCATACATTTTAGTGACCTGTGATTGCTCTCCAAGTCTTACAACATCTTGCACTAATAGTGGCTTTTCAGACGAGTTTAGCACTACTCGCCCTTGGTCGTCATATACCTCAAAACCATATTTATCCGTTGACTTGTGAGCTAAGGTAAATTTATGCACTGTTATAGTTGCTTTGGCGCCATTGTTTTCCGGGCAAAAATCAAATCCAACATTGCTTAGATCGTCGTCGTAATACATCAAAACCGAATTGTATCTATTAAGATTTAGCGGGTCTGAGTGATGCAGATCGCAGACAACAAAAACATCTGTAGGCTCACAATCAATCATTGCAGTGGTCAACTCTCCATTAACGCACTCTTGACTTAACTTGTGGGTCGATTTATGGACATAAGACCGATACTTAGAGTCAATCTTAAGATCCACGGAATTGATACCGTACTCTGACATATTAATATACTCCTATAATTAGTTTGTATTGATGTGGATTTTTAATCCCGTTTAAAGCAGGTGAGCATGTTATTTTTTTATCCTCAACCCGAAGGAAAACCTGCCATCGCGCCGCTGGAGCTTTATCTATTGGCAACAGCCACCCAACTAATCGCTCAGTGTCTTTTATTGGGTATGTAAAAACCGTCTCAGATTTAGCCGATACGATATATTCCCCAATTAGCCTTAGCCTTGGCATGGTTGAGTCAAAGATTACCCCGCCATTTTGATCAAATGTTTGTATTCCGTATGATGGCACACCACCTCCTTTTTTTTGACCTCTCAATCTAAAAACAAAAAAAGCAACCACTAATGTGATTGCCGTAACTAATGCAATATAAATAATCATGATAACCGCCCTATTTTAACCCTTATCATCCCGCGATCGTCATAAACAATGATCGTCTCATTGTTTATGTATAAACCGACATTATTATTTGGATTTGCGCGGATAGACACTTGCCCTTGATTATTTACAGCAAATCTACCATCACCAATATTTAACGACCCACCATTAATAATCGGTGAGTTTATCGTTTGATTGGCTCTGATATGCTGTCCAAGGATTGCACCATCTGCGATTAAATCACCGCTCAAAGCAAGACGACCATTAGCAAGCGTAAATACATTTTGCACTGTGCCATCAGTGGCATTTTTGACAACGCCGAATTTGTCAGCCATTACAATCACGGAGCTTTCCGCTGTCCTGCCATCACTTGACGCACCAAGCGCAATACCTGCAATCGCCGTACGACCACCACCGACTACTTGCGTTTTAATGGTGTGCGTTGACGACAGCTTGTTATTAACGCCTGCAACCGTGCGGCTCACTACATCAATCTCCGCTTTGCTTTGGGCCACTGCGTCCGTTTTTGCTTTATCTGCTTTGGCTTGCGCGTCTGCTTGCCATGTGGCGCGCAAACTTTGTTGAGCAATGCTAGCAACCTCGGATTTGTCCGCTTTGGCAGTGCGGATATTTGCGATTGAGCCTTCAGCGGCACCAACTCTCGCAGTCAACTCACCCAATTTTTGAGATTGAGCATTATTTATCGTTGCTTGCGCTTGTTGGTAGTTTGTCAAGTCCGCGGACACTCTCGCTATCTCAGTCGAGCTATCTTCCGGCGCAGGGCTCCAATCTGTCGCCACTGTGCCGCGCTCTAGCTTGACGTTTGACACCTTAATGTAATCAGATGTTTGATAGCGTGCTTGTACAATAATGTTGCGGATTGACTTAACAGCTTTAGGGATAGTATGTTGTGCCGAGATACGCTGTTTTAAGGTCTTTTTGACGCCGTTAACAGCCTCATCATACCAGGCCGAAAAATAGCCAACCGAATTATCATCATAAACCACTGATAGCTCGGCTCCTATGCGAGGATATGGCTTGCCGTAAATGGATGTCGCGTTAGATAAGTCAATATCACAAGAGATGATTAAACTATCCCCTTGGGTTAATGAGAGCGCAGGAGACACATCTACATTTACGGTCTTGGTTTGATTGCTCCCGTTAACGGTTAAGATTTTATCTTGCGACCCGGTTAATAATGCGTAGTTACGACCACCGACAGACACTCCATCAACTTTGGCGGATAGATTTCGGATCTCGGTTGCTCTCGCACTATCTTTTTGGTTGACAGTCTCACGCAAAGATGCAATACCACTTTCCGCGTTAGCTACCCTGCCCGCTAGCGCTTGTCTAGCTTGAGCTTCCACCCTATCTCCGTCCGCTCGTGCTTTTTGCTCAGCGGTTATGCCGGATAATGCAGATTCCGCTTTTGCCGTTACGGTTTTAATCGTTTCGGCTTGCGCTTTATCTGCTTTTTCCAGTTTTTGGATTGCTGTTCCGGTGGCGGCCGCTTGGTTGTTGATTTGTTGGATGGCGTTATTTACCGCCGCAATACGGGCTTTTGTCTCCTCAGACACCGCGTTATTTGCGCTATTGATGTCATTTTTAAGGCTCTTAATTAACTCTTGACCAACACCAACTCTAGTAACAGTGTCCTCGACCATTTTTAGTAGGCTTTCCGGATTATGGTCCGCCTCACCAAATACGGCCGCGGTAAACTCGCCCTTATTGTCGTTTTTATCACCGCAACGCAACCAAAAATAGTATTCCGCGCTCAACGGCACTCCACTCATAACGTAGTTATTTTGTGGATATGGCAAGGTTGCCACTTTAACCGCTTTGCTAATGTCATTGGTTGTACTGCGCCAAACCTCGGTATAGTTACCAATAGTTGCTGTCTTTGGCAAATCCCAATCAAGCTCAATCGCAAACAATAGCGATTTAGTCACAAATCGAGGGATGTTGAGATTAATCTCAAACGTGCGCGTTACCGGATCGGACAGTTGCCCTAAACCGTTTTTGCCTCGTATCTCTACCGTATAGCTTCCGCTCGGTAGGTTATCAAAACTAATCTCCGGGCTGTCTAAATCTAAGTGAGTGCTGTACAAATTACCGTTGCGGTATAACTTAATGTCATACTTAATCGCACCATGGCTTGTTGGCGTAGTCCATGTTAATTTAACCCCGCCATCACCAAAGCTAATATCTGCGTTAGCGGGCTTGTTAACACCTGCGCCATGAGATGTAGTAACGGACGGCATAAAGCTAGCACTACCATCGACAACAGCCTCTTTTTGCGGCTCATGCTGTAATGCGGTAATGGTATAGCTTCCGTCGTCATTTTCGGTTATGCCGAGAGCTCGGTAGAGTTGCGTTGACACTACGCCTGATTTAAGCACCCAGTTATCAAAAACAGCCAACCCTTGCGGAACACTATCAAGCTCAACGATTGCCGGATTAGATTTATCGACCGACTTAATTTTGATTTTTGTCAAACCATCGGTAGTGATGTAGTTTAGATAGCTCTCGCCCTTAATCTCTACAGGCTGATCTAATGTGACCTTTTTACCGTTAATCGCAACAACTCGGCCGCCTAAAACCTTGCCAGCATAGTTGTTATCTGCAACCTCGATAATATCACCGGGTAAGTGCATTAATCCTTGTCGTCCAACGGCAAAAGTAATCGTGCATTGCTCAAGGCGTGATGTCTCTAACACCCATTTGCCATATCTATGAGCCTGACCGCGTGAGGTGCATCCATAAGCAGTCATCTTTTTAACGTTGTAACCGTAACGGGCAATCATGCCATCATCGGCAACATACTCAATCGCCTTTTGGTATAAGTTGCGCTCATCCGCATACTCGACCTCAACCGAGGTAAAAATTGCCTTACCTGCGGTGTATTGCCGGCTAAATTTGCCGTCAACTACGTTTGACTGACTGTATAAGCACACCGGGTCAGTTGGTCTATCTTGGATTGCGGTAAATTGTGTACCATCCCAAACAGCGATCGCTCTAAATACAGACGCCATATCAGAGATGACGTTATAAGCGTCTCTTTGCTCGGTAATCCATAAGTTAGATACCATGCGCGGCTCTTTACCGCCGTAGCCGTCATCTACAAGCTCATCACAATATTTGGCAATCTCATACAGCATAAATTTATCAATGCCAAAATCGCCAATGCGCTCACCCAAGCCCGCTAACTTATCCGTGATAAGGTCGTAAAAAATCCATGCCGGGTTATTGGTCCAGCCCATTTTAAAATCACCGCGCCACAATCCCGGTGCGTACGTGCGAGCTTCCGGGTCGTAAGTTGTCGGGATCTTGATAATTCGCCCATACAGCAAAAAGTTGATGTTGGGAAAATTTGGGTTGTATCGGCTATCGGTCTTAATGCCGACAATAGCCATATTTGGATAGCTTAATTTTGTGTCAATAATCTCAGTATAACTTACCCAATGCGTGCCATTTTGTAAGCGTTGAGATTTGCTATCCGCAGTCAAGCGCTTGACTGTAACCGTAAATGGTCTTGGCGGTAAATCATCTATGATGTAACTGCGGTAAAATCGGGATGACGATTTACCCTCAATCTGATATGTTCCGCGCGGCGTGTTGTTAACCAAAACTTGGAAATCAACAGATGTGCCGTGTGTGTCCCCTTGATCGTTTTGTGAGATCAATGCGTTTACACCGATCGTTAGACGCAAGCGTGTCACATCGGGATCTATTACCGATCTAGTAATAGGATGCTGTTGTTTTACCTCCGCTCCGACAGATACCTCACGCTCAGACGCCTCAAACCCCTCTAATGGCTTTTGGTCTTGATAGCCTAGATTGTATTGGATCTCCGTGTTTTTAAAGTTAAAACTAGCGGCATCATTATCATCTACACCATTAGCGTTTTGGATAGGAGTATTGTCAAAATACGTGTCTTTCCATTTGTTAACAGGCCCTTTAATTGGGCCGAGCGAAATTAAACCGATTGCGCGTAGCTTTTGCGCCGAGCGTAAAGAGTCCGGTGCCTCATAAGGAGTATGCCCGCCGCCGCCTTTTGAACTACCACCCATCTATCAATCCTTAAAAATAAAAAAACCACGCATGAAGCGTGGTCTAAATGAAACCTGTTTTTTTAGTTTGTCTGCATATCATCAAACGTCTCAACCCCTTGTGATATAAGCACAAGACTTGTTAGCATTTTGCCGTACAGCAAAGGGATTGGCCGCCCCTGTGGGGTTAAGTTTTTGATATTGCTAAACGAGGTGCTTTGTTTTTTTTCGCCCTCGTTATATTTTGTATCCATATTAGGGACTTTGGTTAATAAGGTCATGGCGCCTGATAAAGCCATAGACGCCCCCATTGCACCAAACATCAAAGCTGTTCCAGCAGTCCACCCGAACGGGTTCCACCAACTCACAGCGATAATGACAATCCCGGCGACAATTTGCAAAACTCCGCCCGCTTTACCTGCCCCGGCAACTACAGGTGTTAAATGCACTGTACAGCCATCTTTAAGGTCAATGATTGGCGTTGTTTTAAGTTGCTCCTCGGATAGATACTTACTACCAACGCGGATTTTGTAATAGCCTTTGCGGATGTGCTGTCTAAGGCCTTTAATTTGAGTAAATAGCCCACTCATAAGCTCTTTAAAGTTGCTAACATCAAGCTCTATCGGGCCGTCTGCAAATCGTTTAAGATCGCCGTAAAATTTAACTTGTACCAATCTTTAAATCTCCATATTGAGTGAGTGTGCTTGAGCCAAAATCCGTTATACGGTACGCGCGCAGACAATCTATCCTCGCTGTGGTGTATCATCATTTGATTGCCCAAATAAACCCCGGCATGATTAGCCACATCAGCCCCGACTTGGATTAGGATAATGTCGCCAAGCTGTACGTCATCCTCTTGCATCAACTTGTAAAATCCGCATCGTTGCAATCCCTCCTCGTACAAATTAGAGGATTTAAACCAGTCAAACGGATATACTGACTTATCATCTAAATCAATACCTGACAGCATATAGCTATCTAATACGATATTTCGGCAGTCTTGTTTGTTGTTTTCAAACTGCCGCCCGATCAGAGGTTGGATGTTGCGAAAACACTTAATATCACCATCAACCACAAGCCAAAAATCCAAATCTAACCGCACTTGGCACTCTCTGTCTGCCGTGGATAAATAAGGCAATCCGCGCTCATCATTAAAGCTAGGGTGTGAGTGGACTAGCGCAATAATTTTGCCTATCTCCTCGGCATCGATAAATTCTTCCGGCTCAATCTCAAAATAATTGATTGGGTCGGGCGATACGTTGACGCACGGGATATAGATATTTTGCTTGCCGTCAAAAACAACAAAACCGCATGATTCTTGCGGTTTGCATTGCTCGGCGTGCGCCAATATCTCTTGTTTTAACTTGTCATCAATCATGATTAATTACCGTATTGTGTCGTACTCGGGAATCCACCAAAAGGCAAAATCGCATTGTCACCAAAGCGCAATTTACAACCTCTTATGCAGTGTGAGCACTTATCCTTTTTAAGGTCACTTGTCGGCTTATCAAACTCATCTGCCACCGCGCCACCAGTGTAGCCACATTGAGCAGACCGATACTGCCAAATACAAGTATCAGAGGTAATCATTAGCAACGGGATTTTTGCGTTATCCGTCTCAGCAGGTGACGCAAGCTCAAAAGTTGCCTGTTGATCGTCAAGCGATTTTAACTGCTCAATGATATAGTAACTGCGCACCTCTTGATTCGGGTCGGCATTAGGGTTAACGCCGCCCGGAAAGTTTTTAGCGTCTAAATGCTTAGCATAAACAAGACGACGGGTGACTTTAGCCCCCACTCCTTGCCCAAAGTGAGCCACAATACCAGTAACCAATCCGTAAAGGTTGGAAACGGTTAATGTCGGTCTATTGCTTGGCCCTTGTCCGCTAATCTCAAATCCATCTGCTTTTATCGGGTAGGCTTGATACTCGTTACCCTGCCACCATAAGTTAACTTGTGACTGATTTAAGCCATTGTGAAACCGCAACAACTCGCCTCTAGCACTTGGATCTGTACTGCTTGAGATGTGACGCAAATCAATTTCCCATAGCTCAACCAAGGCGCCCTGTTCTAGTTCCGGCAAAAGTGCGGTCATTTTATCCGGTAGTTTTTTTGGCATATTTACTCCAATAAAAAACCGCACAATGATTACTCAAAGTGCGGTTGATTGAAATCACGCGTTATGGATTTATTTAAGTTTATCTAAAAAATCGCTTGGGCTTATATCTGATAGATACTCGAATTGCATGTCATATATATCCCACTCATAAATAATCCGGAGGAAAGTTAGAGCCTCAAAAAATTGATCTCTTGGGCTTGGTTGATTTATGGCGTGAATGAATTGTTTAATAGCTAAATCTAAATCTTTTTCATCGATACCAAAAACAAAATCCATATACTTGCGAAAAATGACCCTTATATCATCATTCACAATGATATCACTAACATCATTTGTCTTTACGCCAAAAGCCCGCTCGTAAAGTTTAATTCTATTTTTTATGTCTTTTGTATCTATTTCTTTGATGCGCATATTTTACCCTGTGCGGTCGTTTTAAATGATGTTTCGCTAATTTTTAACTTTTTACAAAAATAAATGTATAAGCGATGAAGAATAGGATAAATGCTACAACAAGAATTTTTCCTATCGGTGGGTTGTTACTTTTCTCTTTATCTTCAGATTGGTTTAACTGCGAAAAATATTCAGCAATATCTCCCACATCTTTTCCTGATCTAATATCAAATACTCTTTGTATATCGTTCAGGTAAAAAACCGCTTCTTGCTCAAGTTCTTCACAATATCCCCAAATGGCATTTTTTTCTGGGTAATAATCAGTGATTGCAACATTTAATGTTACAACTTGTCCATCTACAACATAATCAATCAACACATCAAGATAGCAATAATCCTCCTCTTTGCTTGAGGAAAATTCCAATTTATCGCGCTTAGAGATACCCGTTCCAGGTATGCTTAAATTTCGATAAACCCCATTTTTCCCTATATTAATAGATGCGCCTTTAATTCCAGTTGTAACGCTTACTCCGGACTTGCTTATGTTTAACTTTACGCCGGGTAGGATTTTTTTTGTTTTTCTAAATTTTATAGCCATTGGATCTCCTTAAGTAAAGATAACTCATTTTTACAAAATAAGAGATCCTATTCAATGGATATTAATTAAACACCTGCTCAAAAGGTAGCTCGTAATCAATATACACACCGTTGTCTGTGCTTGTCCATTTGCGGCAAATAACTAATATTGGCGTTGTTTTGCCAGGCTGTAGCCACTCAAACGATTTATAGCCGCCGTGCCGGACTAAAAACGCCTCAAGCTCGTTAATAGCCGATTTATCCCGTTTGCTTAGGCGTACCGTTGGAGTGACTTTGATTGCTACATGATTAATCCCGTCTTGCATGCGTTGAGAGTAGCCGTTACCAAATTTAATCTCTTTGATTTTTGGTTCTGTCTCTGTTGCCATGCCCCAACGGACACCCCATTTAAAACGCTCTTTTGCCATACTACCTCGCCATCATTCCACCGCTTCGTGATTCGGCTTTTAACACATCGTACACCTGCTGTCTTGTTGCTGTAGCAACCATACGAGCAAGTTTTTCGTTATCCGCGCCGTTACCGTCAAAATTGTTTGTTTGATTGATAACAACGCTGTTTCCGCCACTACCACTGCTTAAGGCTTTGTTTAGATTTTCGTTGCTCGTGATTTGACCGCTTGCCCCCGGCACAAAGATTTCGGGACCGCGCTCACCTACAAGATAAGCTCGACCACCGCCAACGGGACCGCCATTAGCTCGCGCACCTGATAGGGTTACACTTGTTAATTGGCTCAACACTGACGCACCCTGTGACGCAACCGCCGCCATATTGGCAAACTTTTGCGCCGGAGTAACTGCGGTAGGGTCATTCATCGCTTTCATTACGGCCGCATGGAGGTTGAGCATAGATTCGGCGATTTGAAACGATTTTGAGATAGCAAAAATAGTACGATATGCCGCGCTATTTTTTGCTCCTGCCGCCTCAATAATCCCCGCTATGCCGTCAAATAATTGAGATGCAATATTAAGCTGATTTGTTGCAGACTGTAAGTCTAAATCCTCTTTACGCTTGCGATACTGATCCTCAATAAGTGCCTTAGCCTCCTCAAATTGCTGTACGTTTAGCAACTGTTGGTCGTAAAGCTCTTTTGCTTTAACCAGTTGATCTTCGCGTGTAATATCGTTTTGCACATACGGATCGTTGCCGGAGCCTTTAATCTCGTTAAAAAACGACCGAACTTTTTCGGATTTGTCGTACTCGTCCTTGCGTAGTTTATCTTTTTGCTTGTTAATGGCATCTTCAAATGCTTGATTTTCAAGGGCTAAGTAATGTTTACGCAATTCCAGTGCCGAGGCAAAGCCGTGCTCTTTTGCGTCTCTCTCGGTAATTGCCATTTTGCCAATACTGCTTACGCGCTCTTGGTGAGCCAAGGTGATTTTTTGCAACTCATCGGCATAAGTCATATCCAGTCTGGCTAAATCATTCGTTTTAGCCGCAGATTTGACCGCGCTTTTTTTAGTCTCGCCTTTTGAGATCTCCGCCAACTCTTTATCATAGTTTTGAGTTAGCTTAATTAGAGACGATAGCCTTAACGTCTCAATATTAGCAAACCCACGGCGCCGAATTTCCTCTTCGCTCAACACGAGATTTTCAAGGGCTTTTTTATCCTTTTCGTACTGTGATTTAAGTTTTTCGGATCTACTTTTTAGCTTATCTTCAATCCGGCTAAAAGTTGATACTCCTGCGGTTTCTCTTTCAGATCTTTCGTGCTTTTCTTTCGCCTCGTTGGCCTCTTGTTGGCGTTTTCTCGACTCTGCCTCTTGCGCATCTAGTTCTTTTCTTGATTTGGCTAGATTTTCACGGGCTTTTTCCAGTTCTTTCGTGGTGTGTGCTAACGCATCATTTATGCCATCACCATAAATACCGGACTTAGCCTTTTCTTCGAGGCTTTTTTTGGATTTCTCCAACACATCAATTTGCTTTTCGAGGGTATCTACATGCGTTTTTGTATCAACCCCTCTCATGACTTTTGTCAGCCATAAAAACGCCTCAGCTAATTTATTTATTGAGGCTTTGTATAAGTCAGTGATACCAGTAGAGGTTGCAAACGCCTCTTTTAGCTCATCGGTTGCCTGTCCCAAGGTATCTAACGCACCAGCAACAGTATCGCTTGCAGCGGCCTCACCGGCTCCACCAACACGCTTTTGTAGCTCATGCAAAATAATCTCTTGCGCTTTTGCTTTTTCGCCGCTCTCTACAAAGGATTGGATCAGGTCTTTTTGTGTCTCTGTAAGCTCAATGCCTTTACGTTTTAATAGAGATACTGCCTCTGCCGGAGATTCCAGTGCGCGCCCAAGATTGCGTGCCTCGCTTGATACATCAGTTTTATAAACTTCCGCCAAGTCTTGTGCTAATTTAATGGCTGTTTTAAATGTCTCACCAGTTACACTACGATAAGTCATCATGACGGACATCGCACTTCTTACGCCATCTACACTTGCGAGGGTGTTCATGGCAAGCGATCCGGCAAAATCATTAAGCTCGTCAGATGTAAATCCAACTGCCGCGCCGGTCGCTTTTAATTGCGCCTCTGTGCGAGCTAAGTAGCGCTCTGTTTCGGCATACAACTCAATCCCTGCCATTGCTGAACTGTACATAGCAGCAAGCGCACCAGCAGCGCTTAATGCGGCAGCGGCTAAACCACCAATCGCCAATTTGGTTAAGTTAATTCCGCCCGTAGTTTTACCCAAACCATTGAGAGAGTTACGGGCTTTGTTAATTTCTTCGGTAAATTTTGCCGTCTCTGCCTCGAGTTTGATTTTTAAATTGCTAATCTGGTCCAATTCTCAATACTCCATCATTTGCAATAGACGCATCCATCATTTCTTCCGCTGTCATTTCTGCGTTTGGTTTAGCTGTATGTAAAACGCTAAAATCCTGCGCTGTAACAACCTGTTTTAATGCCGCAACGTTGTAAACCGCACTTGCTACCGTGCCGTAGCCGTAATCTAACATCTCAAGTGTAAACGGACGTTTGCTAAAGTATTTACACCAGCAAAAATACTCCGCGACAGACATTTCGCGGAGCATTTGCCGGTAATCAGCACGCTTAAACTCGTGCGCCAACTTTAGAGCAAAGTCAAGTTCGGTCTCTAGGCGTTTTTTTCGCCACCATCGCCCGGATCATCTTCCGGCGGTTCGGCTTTCGGAAATTCGCAAACATCCTGCACCGCCTCGAGCACGCGGAAAATATCCGCTTGAGTCCAAGTGGTTAATAGCTCTTTTTGTAAGTCATCAACAGACTTATCGCTGTCATACGATAGCGAGATCGCAATCAAGCGAGTGTGCGCCATTAGATTGTTACGAGTGATTTTGTTGAGCTTGCTATTTAATTCCTGCTCGGTGTCGTTTTCTGATACCGGCTCGGGTTTATCTAGACCGTTTAAGTAATCAACATAATCAAGATAATCAAGCGCGGAGATTGCAGATACCACAAGCACTTGATCGCGTAACTCAAACTTAACTTTTTTTAACATAGTAACTAGTCTCCAGCCTCGTTATACTCAGCCAATAACGGTTTGCCGACATTGGTTAGCTTAACTGTACGGGTCATCACTTCGTTTTGTGGCACGGTTTTACCTAAAGATGACACCCAAGCGTAATACACGTCACGCACACCGTTAGGATAGACAACAAGGTAATATTTCTTTTTGCCAGTGTTAAAGTCGCTGACCAATGCTTGTTGGGCGGTATCACCAGGTAACCAAGCAAGCGTTAATGTAGTTTCACCGGCTGATTTTGCGCCTTGACTTGTGGATTTCCAATCGGAGTCTGCATCGTCTACATAGTTATCCTCATAGCTATCTGCGGTAACTTCGCCCGGTGACAGTTCTTTGATTTTCGCAATGCGATCCCAGTTTTCGGGCTTTTTAATGTCAGCCGCTTTAATTGTGCCGTTTACAATTACGGTTGATTCTTTGTCGTCTTTAAGACGATAAAACATCGTTCCCGCGCCTTTTGTAGGAGTTGTGTTTTTAGCCATTATCTACCTCGTATGTAATAGCGTATTGCAAGTCAGCGGCTATCCAAGTCGCCATTTGGTCGTCTTGTTCGTAGTCAAATGCCGTAAATGCAATGTTTTCTGTTAGTGTGGTTAAAGAGGATTCAACAATGCCCGAGCCGTAAATCTCTTGGGCTAATTTATCCAAGTCATCTTCGCGGGCGGCAGACTTCATAAAGCAGGCGACATGGAGCGTTGCCTGCATTGTGCCGTCCAGATAACCGGTAGGGGAGACTCCGCTAATAAACACTGCAACAGTGGGGCTTTGGCTCTCAATATCGGTAAATGACGGCTTGCCATTGCTAAACTCTTTAACTTTTGGGAGGTGCGGTCGTAATGCGTCAATGACCGCTTGTCTTATCTTGGAGTGGATTTTCATTTTTTAACCACTATTTGGATTTGTCGGATTAGCTGAGTGCGTAATTCCTGCGGCATATCCTTTTCGTAAGCCCGTTTCACCTCGGCGTTAAATGATTCGGTGAGTGGGGTTTTGAGTGGGATTTTGACTACATCGATTGGGTAGCGATCTTTGCCTTGCCGTTGTAACACTTGCACTCGTCCGTTTTTAAGTTTTTGGACAAATGCTCGAGGGTAAAGACGATTCCCGATCTTTAACTGCCCCTTATTTTCGCCACGGCGCACAAACCGCCCACCGCCCGTTACTAAACGGATAACCGGTAGATTGCCGCGATTCACACGGATAAATGCACTAAGTCGTCTTGGCTTAGCTCTCTCAAGTTTTGCACGACCTTTAATAAGTCGCTTTGGTACATCAACCTTTTTTGATGTCTCAATCACAGATCTAACCATCACTTTAGCAGCAATGTTATTAATCGTGCGTGCCATGGCTTGAGGTACTGCTTTTTTATCAATGTCAGATAAGGCTTTCTTGGCTTTTTCAATGTCGTCATTAATTGCCATCAGTAACTTGCATCCTCCTCTAACTGGAGCATGATAGTGCCGCTGTTAAACGTAAACCCAGTAACGGCATAATCAACGCCATTAATGGTTGTTTTATCCCCTTTTTTAGGCTTGTAACCGGAGGATTTAAACATTGTCAACGTACGGTAAACACCATTCATCGGCTCCATTTCTTTCGGCGTCTCATCAAGCACCGCTTTGTATTTTTTGCCGTTGATAACATAGACGGACATCATCACGTCAGTAATGACTTTGTCCGCCTGTGCTAATGCGTCATCAAACGGACTAAGCGTTGATCTTGACATCGACAGTTTCCACGGTTGCACCGCTTGCGTGCCATGCAATACCTAAGCGCTTGTTAGTGCCTGCAGTGGTGGTTGCACCATCAGTCGCAGACCAGTAAACGATTGCACCTTGTTTAATGTCGTCTGCCGCTTTTGCTTTGACCGTAAATACACCGGTAGTCAAACCAACACCAACAGCGGATTTTTCAACATCAGCAATGGCAATCGCCACAAGGTTTTCTAACATCACTACATCGCCACTTTTTACGGCGGCGGCAGCGGTAAAACGCACGGTGTTTCCGTCTTGCATATAGTTTTTAGCCATATTTAATGATCCTTTAATTTTGATAATAAAAAACCGCACTTCGGTTAAAAGTGCGGTCGTTATTTATGTTGGATTAAGTTACTTATTGGTAACTTTTACAATGCCGCGGTAGTCAATCACGTTAACACCGGCATCAATGCGTACTTTGGT